CGGTGTCAAGGATTACACGCCAAATAAAATGTGGGAAACAGATTTCCATTATGTCTCATACTCGGCTGCTGGTTCAGATGTGAACAACTTGATTGTTGGTTTGGGTCAACGTCTTGGTACGGGGCTTATGTCTAAAGAATCTGCTCGTGAGGCTGACCCACTTATTTCTGACCCAGAGTTGGAACGTGACCGTATTGTTGCTGAAGGTATTGAAGCAGCGTTGTTGTCTTCTATTCAGGCACAGGCAGCAGACCCTAATGGTCCGTATCAACCTGATGATTTGGCTTATGTTGCTGAACAGGTACAATCAAACAAGATGAGTTTGCCTGAAGCAATTATGGCTGCACAGAAACGAGCGCAGGAACGTCAGGCTGCACAGGCTCCACAGGGTGCACCTGAAACTATGCCTGGTTTGTCTGCGCCTGGTATGGGTATGGAGGCTGGTATGGGTGGTCCTGCTGGACCTGCTTCTTTGGAATCACTTCTTGGAGGACTTGGTGGAGGTGCAGCAGCAGCAGCGCAACCTCAAACCCCTGGTGGCGTTTTAAGTTTGGCTAACAGTCTTGGAGGTGCATAATGGCTAAGGATTATCCAAATCGTTCAGACCTTAGAAACCCTATGCAGCAAGCAAAATTCACTGGACAAACATACGGTCAGGCTACGCAACAAAAGCAATCCCAACAGGCTGTTCCTGCTGGTCCTTCTCCAACTTCTTCTATTACTCCTACACAGCCAGTGAATCGCCCTGTACCTGGAAAAGTTGTTGACCTTATGGCACCATCCGAACGCCCCCAAGACGTAATGGCTCCTATTATGAATAACAGACCGACCATTCTTCCTATGTCTAATCCTGTTATTGAAGAACTTGAAACTTTATATCGCATGTATCCAAACGATGACCTTGAAGGTCTTTTGTCTGCAATCAAATACAATGGTTTGTAATGCAGCCTGCTGAAAACGAAGATGCTATATGGGAAACAATTGCTGCTGAAAGTGAACGCCGCCGCCAAATGGCTGTTACGGGCACACCAGAACAGGCTATCCGTGTAGGTCAAATACATAACCAATTCCCATCTTTAGCACCAGGTGTAAAACTTGCCGCTGCAAAAGCAAATCTCACTGATGAACAAGTCAAACAAATTGCTTTGGCTGCTGCTCGTGTAGATGTTCAACCTAAAGAACCAAAGAAAAAGTCTTGGATTGACCGCAATGTTACCGACAAAATCAAAACTGCTTCTCGTTATGGAATGGCTGGTTTAGAATTTGTACCTCAATTGACTGTTGGTGCAGTAGCGCAAGTGTTTGATGATGACGAAGATGTTAACGGTTGGTTTATTTCAACAGATTTAGGTTCGCTTATTGCTAATGACGAAGATGCTGGTGAGGGTTTCTTTATTGGTGGCAAAGCAAAAGAACTTCAATCAGAACGTGCACGGAGATACCGTGGGACAATCAATGGTGAAGCATTTACTATTGGTCGTGGTTTAGCATCAACATTTCTTGAAGAAAACACAAACGCATACCGTTTGCTGTCTGGTGCTGTTGATGCAGCCGTTGCTATTGGAATCCCATCTATTCCATTAGCAGGGGCAGTAGGCAAGGCAGCACGTGCTGTTGAAGAAGGTGCTGATGTTTCTAAAGGGTTTGGACTTGTAGGTAAAGGTTTATCTGTTGTAAGTCAAACCGATACTGGTGCTGATGTTGTTTCTAAAGTCGGCGCAGCATCCCGACTTGTTGGTAGAGGAAGCAAAGAGGTCACAGTTACTGCGGCAACCGCAGCAGAACGGGCTGCTTTACGTGCCAATGTAGGAATTGTTGGCAATAGCATTGACCTTGAACAAAGCAACAGATTCTTTAGAACAGGCTTTGGTCGTCGTCTAATTGAACGCACAGCAGAAACAAACGATTTTGCTGAGACACACAAACTGTGGGGAGGGAAGTTAGACCCTGCAACAACCATGAGACTTGCCAACGCTAAAACAGATGAAGAAGTTATGGCTACTGTTCTTGATGTTTTAGGTACACAAGTTACCAACATCGCAGGAGTTGGTGGTGGTCGCAGAACTTACATGTCTCTTGCTCAACGAAATAAAATTATTGACCTTGCACCGTTTGGTGAAGGAGTGTCACGAACATTTGCAAAGATGCCATCACACAACATTAATTTGTTTCAGGCTGAAACCCCTCGTGACCAGATTCGTCAACTTGACACTGTTGAAAGAACATTAAAACTATTCAAGGTTGAACCCGCAAAACAGGCTAGTTATATAAATCGTGCAGGTGAACTTTTACTTTCTAAAGACACAGCCAAAATTGCAGAGTTTTATGACGACCTTCTTTTTGAACTAAAAGACTCAATGAAATTTTTTGGTACACCAGAAGAAATAGTTGACGAACTTTATAAAGTACATGGTGATTATGTAGAAGGTGCTAAAGCAAACACCCTTGACAAACTTGGCAACAGAACTGATGACGGTCTTTATCGTTTGCTTCATGGTTTACCACCTGACGCTGATGCACGGATATACCTCGGTGGAACTTTAACTTCCGAATTTGGTAAACACGAATTTATTATCCCAGACCCTAGACAGGTTCGTCGTTTAACAAACAACTTCAATTGGTTGTGGGTTAAGAAAGACCCAAACATTGAAAACTTGCAGAAGGCTGGAGATTTACGCTTCCCTCTTGCAGCGGCACAATTCATTCAAGAACAAGTGTGGCGTAAATACATCACTGCAACAATTGGAAACTTTGTACGCAACACTGTTGACTCTCAAATTTCTCTTGCATTGTCAGGCAAAACAAACACAAGTGCTTTTTACCATCCGTTTCAATGGATGAGTTATGTTAAACATGCAATAGGTCAGGGAACTTTAACTGGCAAAAATTGGGACATTCCTGGTTCTGTAGAAAACCTTGATGAAGCATTGTTGGATTACCGAAATGTTTTAGGTTCACAAATTTCGGCATACTACAAAGACCCTCTTGTTGCCCGTCAAAGAGCAGAAAGAATTGGACAGTTTACTAGATACGAACGTCGCCTTGACCAGGTAGACAATGCTGTTGCAAGAGCACATGGTGACGAGATTGGCAAATTGAACGCTGACTGGGCTACACGGAGAATGGCAGAAGGAAAATCTGTTGACGAACTTTTTGATTTAATCCAAACTGGAGACGAAGATGCAGTCAAGTGGTTTAAGCAAGTTGAACAAGAATTCAAAAGAGGCAAAGAAATTTGGGACAACCCAACACAAACACACAGGTTTGAAAAAATTGACTTGAATGTTCCAGGTAACTTAAAACGATTGTTGGAAGCAAATGGTGCTCGTCTTCAAAAAATAACTGGCAACCATCCTGAACTGTTGGACATTGTTGCGCAGGGTCGCCTTACAAAAGGTGTTGAGTTAGTAAAACTTGGCGATGAAATTGTTGGCGAACTCAGAGTAGGTGGTCGTGTTGAAGTAACTCAAGAAGTAATGGTTTTTGGTAAAAAAGTAAAACAAACATATCTAGCAAGGGTTGTTGATGAAACAAAATATCCTGACGGGTCTGAATACCTTGTAGAACCATTTGCTTTTGATGGGGCAGGAAACATCACAAACAAACTTGAATCACTTTTGAGAAGTCAAAACATTTACATGGACCCACGCATGCCACGGTATGTCGTAGGAGAGATTCGTGACCCTCAAACTTTATCAAAGGAATCATTTGGTAAAGCAATGGACATGATGGTTGACAAGTTCCACTCAACTCTTTATACAGAACCAATTGCAAAACTTGAACGCTCTCCAGCATTTAGAAGTTTCTATTACGAACGAATAGAAAAACTTGCTCAATCCCTTGACGAAGCATCTTTGAATAAAATCATTGATGACATCACATCTCGTATTGACGACCCAGAAAATTATTTGACACCTCAAGTTTGGAACAAACTCCAAGACCTTAAAGCAAACCCAGACAAACTATATGGGACACTAAACGCTGACGAAGTATCAACTTGGGCATCTGCCGCAGCAGTTGATGACTACAAAAAAACTTTCTACAATGCTGTTGAACGCCGAAATGGTACAGACGTGATGCGTCTTATCTCTCCTTTTGCACAACAACAGGCTGAATTTTTTGGGCGTATGTCACGGTTCTTTACAGTTCCAGTAGCGGGCGGGGCACTTGGCTATCTTCCAAATCCAGACAACTTCCGTAAATTACAGTTCGCTGTTGAGAACGGGCGTGAGGCTGACCCAGATGGTGATGGTCGTGGCATTTTTTATAAAGACCCAAGCACGGGCAAATACTCCATGTCTATTCCCCTTACTGGTTATTTAACAAAAATGGCTACAGGAATAAATGCAGATTTTAGTTTTAGTGTTAAAGGCATAGCACCTGGTTTTGATTACCGACCAGGTTTGGGACCAGTCATGACAATGACAACGAGTGCTATTTTGAAAAATGTTCCAGAGCAAGACTTTGTTCGTAAAATACTTTTGCCTTATGGAGAAAGAACAAACTTTGGGGACACCTTTGTACCAACATGGGTAACAAAAGTATATGAAGGTCTTACTGGTAACACAGATGGTCGTTTCTTTGCTAATACCTATGCTGAAACAATGCAAGCATTGGCTGCAACAGGCAAGTACGACCTATCTAATGTCAACGATAAAGCCCGTTTAGAGGATGACGCAAAAGATAAAGCACGATTCTTTGCCGTTCTTCGTGGCATAGTACAATTCACTGGTCCAGCAGCAGGAGATTTTGATTTCAGTGTTGCAGTAAAAGATGGGATGGATGTCCATACTGCTGGTTTAGCAACAGCACTTCAGGCACTACGAGAAAACAATCCAGACACCTCCGCTTTACGTTTCGTTGAAATTTTTGGTGAAAACGCTTTCATCTATTTGTCAAACAAAACAACAACCGACATGGGTGGTCTTGGAGCGTCAAAAGAATTTGGTAATTTTGAACGCAACAATTCAAGTTTATTCCGTAAATACAAAGACATTGCTGGTTTCTTTGGTCCTTCAGGAACAGACTTTGACTTTGAAGTTTATACCCGACAGTTAGCAACGGGTGCCCGCACCAGGCTTACCCCAGAAGAAATTATTGATGCCTCTCAGAAAGCAATCGGTATGGCTTTCTATAGGGATATGAAATCAGAATTTGGTCCGAAGTTGAACCAATCCCAACGGGACTATCTTGCTAACTATAAAAAGGCAATCATTGCCAAATACCCTGGATTCGGCAAAATGAACCTTGACCCAAATAAAACTTCTCGTGACATCAATTCTTTATTTGAGGCTGCAAAAACTGATGGTCTTCAAGGGAACGGCGTGGCACAGGCTGTCAACTATTACGAGCAAATTCGTAATCAAGCATTGGCAGAAGCAAATAGACGTGGTTACGATTCTCTTGCGCATGACGCACTTAGCGACCTGCATGAGTATCTTTACTCTTATGCAGAGACACTCACCGAACAGACCCCTGATTTCGGTAAGGTATACGACAGACTACTTTCACAGGAAATGGAATAATGGCAGTACGCAAAAAACCCTCTACTACACCTACGACTGGAACAACTGTTCCTGCTAATCCTGTTGTTGACCCGAAGGCTTATTTAGAGCAAAACCCCATTGTTGTCGGTGGTGGGGCATCTTCTACATATTCCAATACTGGCGTATCCGAAAACTACATTCCATTTGGTCGTCAACAACCTGGTCTTATGGGTCCTGATGGTCAAAATCTTCCTTATTATAATTTGACTACGTACCCTCGTGAGTTTCTTGCTGGCATGCAAGATGAGGTGTTGAGAAAAGATTTTCTTAAAAATCTTTATGAACGTGGATGGTATGACGGCAATGACAGACCTGGTGGTGGTTTGTCTGACGAAGACGAAAAAGCAGTTTACAAACTTTTTTATGCTTCAAACCTTGCAGGTGTTCAATGGAATCAAATTTACACGGCAGGTAAAAAATCACCATTTGCAAGCACATCAGCAGGAGGGGCAGGTTTCAGACCTTCATCAACTGAAGACCTTGTTGAAATAGCAAACCGTACTGCGCTCTCAACTATTGGGCGAAAGTTGTCTGCTGAAGAAACATCCAAGTTTGCAAGGTCGTATCAGGCAAGCCAACAGGCTGAAGCGTCTGGTGGCATGTCTGCTCCTAACACGGAAGTATTTTTCAAGAATCGCATTGAACAACAATATGGTGCAGAATCTGACGGGTACAAATATTTGTCTGCTATTAGTAATGTGGCAAAACTTATGGAGAACATGTAATGGCTGCTAAAAAAACAAATCCTCCCACCCCAGGACAAATTACGGCACAAGGTGCTGACTGGGTACAAAATCGTTCTGATGCTTATATGGTTGTTTTTGGTTTGAGTCGTGCTGCTGCCGATAAAAAAGCATTGGCAGAATTAGAAACGACAGACATTTCGGCTACTGACCCATTTGCTTTGTTGCCACCTGGTAATCCAGAAGCAGCAGGTGCGGCTAAGAAACAGTTGGCTGCTTTTACAAAAGCAAAGTTAGACCCTAGAACAAACAGGTGGAAGGTTCCTGGTTATGGTTTGTATACCGAGCAGGACTATTCTGATACCTTGTCAGCCCTTAAAACAAATGCTGGCAAGACAGATTCTACTGGCGACAATGCCAACACCAAGATAAACCCTGCTCGTAAACCAAGAGATTATGGGAATACAAAACCAACAAAACCAATTGAAGGCGATACATACACAAACTCCAAGAATGTAAAGTTTACGTTCAAGGGTGGAAAATTTGTACGCACAGCAACACTCACCGAAAAGGCTGATACCACTTCGGACAAGTGGAAAACAATTGTTCAACAAGAATTTGGTTCATTGTGGGATGTTTACAACATGAATCCCGATGTTAAGAAAGTTCTTGACGATGCTGTCAAAGGTGGCTACCAAGACGATGAAGTAAAGATGGAAGCAAAACTTCAAAACACATCTTGGTATCGCACCACTCAGCAGTCGGCGCGCCAGTGGGCTGTTCAGCAATCAACCGACCCTGCAACAGCGGAGTCAAGGGTTGTTGCTTCTATTGAAGAAATGAGAATTAACGCAAGTAATTTAGGTTTCACTCTTAATGATGGGTCTTTGCGTAAACTTGCTACTGACTCAATAAAGTTTGGCTGGTCTGACCAACAGAAATTAAACGCTTTAGGTTCAGAACAAATAGCAAACGCTCAACTTGGTGGGGCACAAGGAATGTCTGATTTGCGACAGTCATCTGTTAGTCGTAATCTTCGCTCTAAGGCAGCCTCGTTTTTTCAGAAGCCATCAGAAGAAATGATTGGTAGTTGGACCCAACAAATTCTTACTGGTCAAAAAAGCGAGAAAGAGTTTGAAGAAACAATGCGGGACTCTGCACGTACCCAGTTTCGTTCTTTGCAACCAGCACTTGATAAGGGTCAGGATGTTGACACCGCCATGTATGCCTACAAGCAACAGGCTGAGTCAATTCTTGGTTCGTCTATTGACTCTAGCCAGATTGACTGGACCCAAGATAAATGGAATAAGGCTTTGAATTTCCAGGATACAAAGACTGGTGAGTATCGCCAGATGGATTTGTGGGAATGGAATAAATATCTTCGCACTCTACCTGAGTGGCAGAATACAAATGAAGCAAAATCGGCGTATGGTGATTTAGCCATATCGTTGGCTCGTGGATTTGGAAAGACGGCGTAATGTCAGCAAGAGATGATGCAATTGATTTTTTGAGGCAGTTCGGGTTGGACTCTTTGATTACTAACCTTGACGCTGCTTTGCAGGATGACCCGACTATTTTTAAGGGACAGTTTGGTGAGGAACGTATGTTCCGTGCCATTAAAGATACCCCCTTGTATAAGAAGCGTTTTGCAGGTATGGCATTGCGTGAGAAGAATGGCTACAAACCTATTAGTGAATCTGACTATATCGCTATTGAAAAAGAGTTTGACCAGACTCTCCGTACCAACGGCATGCCTAAAGGGTTTTACGATTCACAGGATGACTTTGCAAACTTCATCGGCAATGACGTTCGTTCAGACGAACTAAATACCCGTATCCAGCAAGGCTACCGAGCAGTAATGGAAACCGAACCAGGGACCAAAGAAGAACTGAAACGTCTATACGGTATTGGTGATTCAGACATCGCAGCCTTTCTTATTGACCCCACAAGATTCCAACAGTCAGAGGCTGTTAAGAGGGCTGAGGCTGCAAGACGAGCCAACGCTGCTCGTGAACAAGGTCTGCAAATTACTGCTGCCCAGGCAGAAGAATTGGTTTCTCGTGACGTATCACAAGCCACAGCCCAACGAGGCTTTGCAGAAATTGGTGCCAGTCAGGAACTGTTCCAAGCAGGCATGCAAGGCGAAACTGCAATCAGCCAAGAAGAACAAATCGCTGGAACCTTCGGAACAAACGCAGAAGCACGACAAGCAATCGCCCGAAGGAAGCGTTCACGTCAAGCAGGATTTGAAGCAGGTGGAGGATTCGCCGCAAGACAATCAGAACAAACAGGACTTACAACAATCGGTCAATAGCACACAAAAAAAATATGTGTTATAGTAATACCGATGCCGATGGCAAGACTTACTGATAGCCCCCCTAATCAGTAACGAAATAATGGGGTGTAACAACTAGCAGCCACCACGTTCCTCCGATGTGGTGAGGGCTTAAGGAGAGTGCAATGTCAAATTTCAATGAAGATTATGATTCAGAGATAGACGACCAAATGGATACCGAACCCAAACAGAATCCTGTACGGGCAAGGATGAAACAGTTGGAAAAAGAAGCCAACGAACTACGCAAACAAGTTGCAGAGTTCGCCACAGCCAAGCAAGAACTTGCTTTCGTGAAGGCTGGAATAGACACCAGTGACCCACGATTCAAATACTTTGTTAAAGGCTATGACGGTGATTTGACCCCTGAAGCAATCCGTGAGGCTGCCGAAGAAGCACAACTAATTACACCCCAGACAGATGACTCCGACAAACGAGGCTGGCAGCAAACCAATAAAATTGCTGCTGGAAGCGAATCGGCACCACCACCTCCATCTTGGAACAAGCGTATTAGTGAAGCCAACTCTGAAGCAGAGGTCTACAAGATTTTTGAAGAAGCACAAGCACAAGGCATAGACCTTTTTTAACCACTTCTATCCAATAAGGAAAAACTAAAATGGCTGATTACTACGCAGCAGAAACAGGCACAGCAAACCTACAAACAGACCAGGTGGCATTTGAGAAGTTGGCATATTTTGCCCTTCGCCCAGAAATGTACTTTGACCAGTTTGCAGATGTTCAAGCCACAAACGCAACCAACCCAGGTGCATCAGTTAAGTTCACAGTATTCGCAGACCTTGCAGCAGCAACCACTGCTCTTGGCGAAGCAGAAGACGTAACCCCTGTCGCAATGAGCGATAGCCAAGTTACTGTCACTCTCAACGAATACGGTAACGCAACTGTAACGACAGCAAAACTTCGTGCAACCTCATTCCTCCCTGTAGACCCAGTAGCCGCACAAGCAGTTGGTTACAACGCTGGTTTGTCAATTGACACCATCGCTCGTAACGTGCTTGAAGCAGGCGACAACGTGATTTACGCAACAGGTGGAGCAGTTGACCCATCCAGCCGTACAACCGTCAACACTGACGACACCCTCTCAGCAAATGACGTTCGTAGAGTTGTAGCACAACTTCGTGGCGCAAACGTACCTACCATCAACGGTTCGTATGTTGGCTTCATCCACCCAGACGTGTCTTATGACTTCCGTTCAGCAACAGACGCAGCAGCCTGGCGTACACCTGCTAACTACGTCAACCCTGAAGGCATCTACAACGGTGAAATCGGTATGTTTGAAGGAGTCCGTTTTATGGAGTCGCCACGTGCGCCGAAGTTCACTGACGCATCAAACAACAGTGGTTCCAGTGGAACAATTGACGTATACGGCACACTCATTATGGGTCGCCAGGCTCTCGCTAAGGGTATCTCCCTCGGTGGCGAGTATGGCTCACAGCCAACGATTGTGTACGGAACAGTGACTGACCTTCTCAAGCGTTTCCGACCAGTCGGTTGGAAGCACTTCGTTGGTTACGGTGTGTTCCGTCAGGAAGCATTGCGTCGTATTGAGTCAGCATCAAGCATTGGTACAAACGCCTAATTTCCGACAAGGAATTGATTAGAACCCCATAAAGGTTCAGCGAAGCCCCTGCCCATTTCGGGTGGGGGTTTTTGCTATCCTGTGTGTATGGCAACATTTATTCCACCAGTTGACCCGTTTGTTTACTGGGCTGAACCAGGCGAAAGAGGAATCTTTGCGTATATGAACCCAGGCAAAAGAGGGCGCAACGTGTTCAAATTGACTGATGGTTCTTTCACAGAGTCACAACCTGGCGACCCTTCAATTATTTCTATTACTTACCACGGTGGTCACGTTCATCCGTTGACTGCTGCTGAGGAAGCAGATTTAATTGCTGCTGGATATGGAGATTACATTGAAGCATAGGGAAGACCATCCGAACCTGGATGTTGAGGGATGTTTCGCTTGTAAAATTACAGGCATACAGGTGGGTTCTAATTCAACTACTACTCGTGGTTCGCAGGTAGCGAAAATCAATGAGCGTGAAAAGGGTTGGAATAAAGATATGCCTGCCTATAAGCGTCTTCGTGAGCAGGGTTTGCAACCTAGACAGATTGATGGTGCTTCTGTGTTGGAATCACGGGCAACTGAACGCTGGCAAATTGAAGGTCTGCCTGCGTCTGAAACGTGAACTATCAACATTGGCAAGGGTTTGATGACCCTAACTTTGGTTATGGGGCGATGCTTGATGGGTTCAAGAAGTCTTTACCTAAGAATGTAAAACTGGACAAACACGCTTCTGTTCACGTTCATATGCAAATCCCTAATGCTTGCAAGGGTTGGTTCAGAGGGCAACATAGGGTTTTGTTTTCTATGTGGGAAACGGATTCTTTGCCTGGGAATTTCCGTAGGTGGATAGAACATTTTGACCAGGTTGTTGTTCCTTGCCAACATAACGTGGAACTGTTTAGTGGTTTTCATAATGATGTTTCTTATTGTCCTTTAGGGGTGGACCATAGTTTTTGGAAACCTATGGATGTTGAACGGACTGATGTGTTTCGGTTTCACGGGGGTGGTTCTTTGTGGAGGCGTAAAGGGTTGGATGTTTTGGTGAACGCTTTCAATGCTTTGAAGTTGCCTAATGCTGAACTGCATATCAAGGCTGCGCCTCACGCTAAGGATGTGCCTTTGAATCGTTTGGGTGACAAGGTGTTTTTGAATAGGGATTGGATGACTCGTGAGCAACATAGGGAGTGGTTCAACCAGGCTGATTGTTTTGTGGCTGTGTCTCGTGGTGAAGGTTTTGGTTTGATGCCTTTGCAGGCTATTGCTAGTGGTGTCCCTACAATCGTGTCAGACAGCACAGGACAGTCCCAGTTCGCTCATTTAGCCTTTGGGGTCGTTCCGTGTCGTAAATCTACGGCAGAGACTCTGGGGCAGTGGGATGAACCTAACCAGAAGGTTTTGGAGGAACTGATGATGGAAGCATATTCAAACCGTCAAACCATTAGGGATAGGGCTGTGGCTCGTGTTCCAGAATCAAAAGTGTTTTCTTGGTCTAACGCCACCAAACAACTACTTAGCCTCATCCCAGAAGGAAAACTTCTGGAAGACCCAGTGTGGTATGAACCTGAAATTATGACCAGCATCCAAGTGGTTCGTAAAGTCAACGCCCATATCGGGTCGCAGTTTTATAGTTTGAAACCAGGAGAAACCTATGTTGTTCCAGAGAATGTGCATCAAGTTCTTCTGAACTCAGGGGCTATCCAATAGTGCTATAATCACACAAGTATGGCTGCACCTGCAAGACAAGATTTAACTATTACCCGTGGTGATACCGAAACGGTAGAGGTCACTATCACTACTGACGGTACAACTGCTGTAAACATTACAGGGCGTACCTACACGTCACAGATGCGTACAACCCCAGACATCGCTGCCATTTCCATTACAGGTACCTGCGCTGTTACGGATGGTGCTGCTGGTGAGATGGCTGTCACGTTTGCTGCTGCCGATACTGCCGATTTAGACCCTGGCTTTTTGTATTGGGATTTGCAGGAAAACGCTGCTGGTGTTATTACCACTATTCTTTCGGGTACTGTAACGGTTCTTGCCGATGTGACCAGGTAGTTTATGGCTACCACAAAGGTCACTGTTGCTGTTTCTAACGAACCAGTTGTTGTATATAAATCTGGTACTTCTATTGTTTTGGCGTTGGCTGACCCTTCTGTGCCTGCTACTGTCGGCACGAAAATTTTGGTTGTTGGTTCAGAATCTGCTGGTCCACAGGGAGGTACAGGTCCGACTGGTCCACAGGGTATTCAGGGTGTTACTGGTCCGACTGGCGCACAGGGCGTGACTGGACCAACAGGAACGCAAGGTGTCACTGGTCCTACAGGTTTACAAGGAGCAACTGGACCAACAGGACCAACTGGTTCTACTGGTGCTGCATCAACGGTTACAGGACCAACTGGTTCCACTGGTCCAACTGGCGCACAAGGGGTTATTGGTGTGACGGGTCCTACGGGTCCAACTGGTTCTACTGGTGCAGCATCTACTGTGACTGGACCAACAGGTCCGACTGGCGCAACTGGTGATGCAGGACCAACAGGTCCAACTGGTCCAACAGGAACAACTGGTGTAACAGGTCCAACAGGTCCGACTGGTTCACAAGGACCTGTTGGACCTACTGGTCCAACGGGTGCTACGGGGGATGCTTCAACTGTGACTGGACCGACTGGTCCGACTGGGGCGACAGGGGCAGCATCTACTGTTACTGGTCCGACAGGAGCGCAGGGTCCTACAGGTCCTTCTGGTGCCGACTCTACTGTAACTGGTCCTACGGGTCCTACAGGGGCAACTGGTGCTGCTAGTACGGTAACGGGTCCTACTGGACCTACAGGACCTACAGGGGCGACTGGTGATGCTTCTACTGTGACTGGACCTACTGGACCTACAGGTTCATCTGGTTCTTTTGCTACAACACAAACTGTCAATACACAAACAGGAACAACCTATCAATTGTTAGCAGCAGATTTAGGCAAGATGGTTACGTTGAGTAACGCTTCAGCCGTGACGGTAACTGTTGGCACTTCTCTTGGTTTTACTGCTGGTCAAAGTCTTGACTTGTTGAGTCTTGGGGCTGGTCAAGTTACTGTTGCTGCTGGTGGTGCCACATTGACTGGTACGCCAGGTTTGAAACTTCGTACTCAATATTCAAGTGCTACGTTGTACTGCATCGGGACCAACAGTTTTGTTCTTATCGGTGATTTGAGCGCATAATGCCTATCCATCGTGGGATAGTTGCTGCGAGCATTACTGAACTACCAACGGTAACTATCAATGCCGTTACTAATTTCAACCAAGACCGAGCCACATTCAACGCAACGGTTAGTGCTAACTATCAAAGCACAACAGTTAAGTTTCAGTACAACACTACAAACAACTTTTCTTCTTTTACGGAAGTAACTGCTACTGGTTCACCTGTTACTGGTCAATCTGTTGCTGTTTATTACAACGTAACTGGTTTGTCTGTTGGCACTACTTATTATGTTCGTGCTGTTATTAGTAATGGTATCGGGACAGTAACGACATCATCAACATCGTTCACTACTTGGTCACTGAAGACATATACAAAAACAACTTCTGGAACCGTCAATGACGCTGTGTATCTACAAACCATCACACCTACTGGTGGTTCTGCTATCACTCCCTATATCTTCAACGTGTTCTTTTTTGGTGGTGGAGGTGGAGGTGCTGGAGGTGGTGGAGGTGGAGGTGCCTACTACTACAACACAGGTAACGTTTCTGCAACATCAGCAGTTAGTTCTTATTTAAACGTGACTGTTGGTGCAGGTGGTGCTGCTGGAAACATTGCTGATACCAACGGTGGTGGTGGAGGTACTTCAACCATTTCAGGTTCATCTTTTTCTACATTGACTGCTACTGGTGGTGCTGGTGGGCAATATCAAAATGTAGGTTCTGGTGGTGCTTCAGGTTCAGGTACCAGTTCATCATATGGTGGTGGTACTGGTTCTGTAACTTCTACTGGTAGTGGTAAAGATATTGTTTACTATTTCGCTTCAGGTGGTGGTGGAGGAAACTTCTCTGCTGGAGATAACGGACATCTTGCAGGTAACGGATACGGTGGTTCAGGTGGTGTAGGTGGGCAGGCTTTTGGTTACGCTGGTGGCTCTGGTGGTGGAGGCTACGGCTCTACAGCAAATGGTCAAGGAAACAGAATTCTTTTTGCTGGCAATATAGGCGTGTACGGTTGTGGTGGCAACACTGCATCTGCTGGCACAGCAGGAATGTGTTATTTCCAATACTATGGACCGTGATTATGAACATTGAACCATTCAACCTAGACGTTATAAACAAATACAATATGTTCTTTATGTTGCAAAAACTAAACGCAACATCAACAATCAACCTGTATTACCAAGAAGTAAACAACGATGTACCGTTTGAAGACTGTTCATTATTTGAAATGTCTAACGGTAAAGTCCTTGTAGCGTTCCCAGAGTATTTTACCCACATCAGCAAACATAACCTTGTTGCCACAGATGGGGTCGTATCAGAAATAGTTAGCCTTCAAATCTTTGAACGCATCTACAAATACTACAAACACGGTGTAGACAGCATTGACGCTGGTGGGTTTACCTTTATGAACTCTGCACCTGTACCATCGTTTGACAATCAATGGCGATGTGACGCTGGACTGTACGGTGTTGAACTGTTTGCAGACCCACTAGGAGATTCAACAATTGTCGTACCAGACGCAGCCGATGCTTTGCTTGTTTACGAACCAGTGCTATCCATCAACGGCGTAGCCCACCTTGTTTATATTGAACGAGAAAACAAAAACAACAAGACAGAGTTGATGAACAATTCATCCACGCCTTTTGCTACATACAGTTTAGGTGAGGCTTTGAAGTTGATTTTGGAATGGGCGCAAGTGTCACAAGCACCATTTAGTAACACGGAATCTGTAGCAATGAAAGCGTTTGAGTTTGCACAACAACTGGGAATAGAAGAAACACTTGTGTCTAACCAACCTGATATGCAAATCTTTGAATATCTAAAGGGTAATCTAACGGCTCGTATGCGACCAGAAAATGTCCAACCGTTGTCACCAACCACAGAAGTGTTTATCAAAAAGAATGTTGCCCATTCTTGTTTGTCTTCCATTGTTTCCTTATACCCTGATGCTGCGCCTATAACAGAGGTAAAGCAAGCAGAGCAACAAAAACTATTACGGGATGTAGAGAGTTTGAATCTAAGCGCATCCTTATTGAATGACCCAAGCAATAAAAATATGGCGTTCTACTTAAAGTCACGCACAGAACTATTCACAATAAAACAAGAAATACTACAAAGTTTGTAACTTTTAGGAGGGGATATGAAAATAGCCGTATACACCATCGCACTCAACGAAGAACAATTTGTTCAACGCTGGTACGAATCAGCCAAAGAAGCCGACCATCTACTAATCCTGGATACAGGTTCAACAGACGACACCTACGCTTTAGCCTATGGTGCAGGCATAGATGTCCACCAAAAGACTTTTACACCCTGGCGATTTGACCACGCCCGTAACCACGCCCTGTCATTACTGCCCGAAGACATAGATTTATGTATTTCCCTAGATATGGATGAAGTGCTACAACCAGGCTGGAGACAAGCCCTAGAAAACCTTGAACCAGGGACAACCAGACCACGATACAAATACATATGGTCGTGGAACCCAGACGGTTCCGAAGGGCTTACTTATGGTGGAGACAAAATCCATCGCCGTCATAAATACCAATGGAAGCACCCAGTACACGAAGTTCTCAAATCTCAAACCACAGAAATCCAACAATGGGCACAGGGATTAGAAATACATCATCATCCTGACCCCACCAAATCACGCTCCCAATACCTACCTCTCCTTGAACTGGCAGTCAAAGAAGACCCACGTGATGATAGAAACCAGTTCTATTTAGCCCGTGAATACTTCTTCAACCGTAGATACCCAGAAGCGCAATACCATTTCTCACGCCACCTAGAACTATCAACTTGGCTACCAGAACGGGCAGCCTCACATCGGTTCATAGCCAAGATGCGACCAGATGATGCCCACTATCACCTGTATCGTGCCATTGGGGAAGACCCACGCAGACGAGAATCGTGGGTAGCCCTAGCACAACACCACTATGAAAAAGCAGATTGGCTTAGTTGCCGATACAACTGCGAGATGGCTTTGCGTATCACAGAGAAACCGTTGGACTATCTGTGTGAGGCTGAAGCCTGGGGTTGGCTACCACACGACTTGATGGCTATAGCCTGCCATCATCTAGGCGATTCAGATACAGCCTGGTTCCACGGGTCTGTAGCGTTGGAACTAAACCCTACAGATGCAAGGCTTCAAGCCAACCTCACACACTATAGGCTATGATGTGTATGTCTCACGACACGAGGAGTCATATGTCTGCTAAGGCTAAAAAGAAATAAATGGCAACTGTTGCTCAAATCATCAACCGAACTCAACGCCAACTATTATCTGGCGTGGTTGAAGAACGCAACAAAATAGCCTCTGCCGTCAACACAACCACCACCAGCATAACCCTGACCTACGAAATCGCAGGCATACGTCAAGGTTCCATCATTGAAATAGATGCAGAACAAATGTATGTCTGGTCAGTTCTTGAATCAACAAAGGTTGCCACGGTGGAACGAGCGTTCAACGGTACTGTTGCTGCTGCACATACTAACGGTTCAATCGTTACGGTCAACCCACGATTTCCTAGAGCGCAAGTCCTTGAAGCAATCAACGATGAACTGGCAGACCTTAGTTCCCCAATGAACGGCTTGTTCCAAGTCAAAATCCTAGACCTAAGTTACAACGGTTCAGACAGGCAAATTAACCTGCCAAGCATCAGTGATGTTATTGACTTGATTGAAGTACGAAACCGTTACATATCTAGCGACTACCAACAAGTGAACCGTGTAAAACTGTTACGCAATATGCCAACAAAAGATTTCGGTTCAGGTATGGCATTGCAGTTTGACCAGGGTGTAAGACAAGGCGACCTGCGTGTTTCGTATCGTGCGCCTTTTACCAAGTTCACAACAGAATCAGAAAACGTGCAGATGAACGGTGGGTACCCTGAATCAGCAGAAGACATCCTTGTTGTGGGGGCACAAATTCGTCTTATCGCACCACGAGAAATCAAACGCAACTTCACAGAATCACAGGGCGACACACGCAGAGCAGACGAAGTATCTGCTGGTGCAGTATCTAACAGCATCGTAAGTATGTTGCGTATGCGCCGTGACCGTATCACTGCTGAAGCAGCCAAACTTACTCGGCAATACCCAATTTTTCTACAGAAGGTATAAACCGTGGCTTCTCCCACGTTCACACTTTCCTTCGTTGGTACACCCTCGTTCTATAATGGCACAGCCCAAACCGAAGTTGTACCTTCCGTTTATCCTGTCGCTATCAATGGTCGCCCGTACCTTATTGACACTAAATCAGGTAAGTATGTCAGGTCGCACGAACCACGAGTGCGTGACTCCACTGACGATTCAACTTCCCCTGGTGAAGCAGCAATCAACCCAGGTGGGCTTTGGCGTAGAGGGCAAGACTCTTGGCATTATGGTGCTGGACAACAATATTCTGACACGGCTGAAGCACAAGATTATAGGTTCTATAAATCTAAAGGTATAAACCCGTGGGTTAAAGGACAGTTCAGTTTGCATCACGCAACTAAACTTTCTTTGTCTTCAGCGTCAACTAACTTGTTTATGTGTACTGTCAAAGCATCTAACGGCACAGAGTATGTGTATGTGGCAGATAACGCTACGTTGAAGTACAGCACGAACCCGTTTGCTTCTTCTCCTACTTGGACTTCTGTGACTACAGGTTCACCAGGTACGGCTATTACAGCGTTGGAAACTAACGGAACAAATGTTTTTGTTGGCTACACAAGTAACGATATTTATTACACCACTCCAGGGTCGGCATCTGTTGCAATATTTTATCCTTCGTCTGGTTCTTCAGGTAAAACATACACAGGTTTCGGCTATGCAAAAGGATGGGGTTTCGCATCTGTAGGTCACGACCTGTATGTAATCGGTACGGTAACAGGGCAATCTCATAAAGTGTTTTATCCAGATACAGGTACGGCTCACGACGCAACCCTTACGTGGGTTGGAGCAGCAGCAGGACAAGGCGCAGTTTATCTTGGGGCATACAGTGGAGTGCGTTCTTCCATTTATAAACTTGTTTTGAAAACAGACGCAACAGGTTTTGATTTGCCAGTTGTAGCCTTAGAACTACCAGTAGGTGAAGTAGTCAGCAGTGTCTATGGCTACCTCGGTGGCATCCTTGTCGGCACAAACAAAGGTGTTCGATACTGCACAGCCGATGCCAACAACAACCTGCTTGCTGGAGCATTGATTCCCACATCCGGTTCCGTAAATGATTTCATTGCTGAAGACAAATACGTTTGGTTCACCTGGACAAACTACGACGGAACATCAAGTGGTCTTGGCCGTCTTGACTTGTCTGTATATATCGCCCCTAACACCCCTGCTTTTGCTACCGACCTGATGTATACAAGCACGGCAGCAGTCAAATCAGTAACAACATTTGACGGTAAACGACTGTTCACTATTTCTGGTGTTGGTGTTATTGCTGAAGATGTTGATGCTCTTGTCAGCACAGGAAACATTGAGTTCGGTATCTACCGTTGGGGTATTCCTGACCGTAAGTTCGTAGCAAAAATGGATGTTCGTACTGAACCTCTAAAGGGAACAGTTGAAGCGTTCCTACAAAACGACCAATCCGACTATGCCTCCCTCGGAACATTCAATTCAGCCAACGACATTGAATACACATACAACGGTTCAGATGTCAAAACTATTGAGGCAGGGTTCAAACTGGTTCTAACCCCTACCGACAACGTAAGTCCTGTTGTGACACGGTGGATGGCCAGAGCCTACGCCGCACCATTCCGGTCAGAAGTATTCTCCATCCCCTGTTTACTCTTCCAAAAGATTCGGCCACGCGACAGAGACATCTATATGGACCCTGAACAGGAACTTGACACGCTGAACAGTCTCATTCATAGCCCCAAAATTGTTACGTTGCAGTTAGGTACCCGTTCTTATTCGGTCATTGTTGAGGATGTTGAGTGGGTTCCTGTTGACAGTACAGGGAACACCTGGTCTTGGGATGGTACGGCTACTGTTACAATGCGTTCTACGGAAAACTAGGAGTATCTAATGGCTTTACCAGTACGAAAAGGATATAAAGGCGCAGCA